CGGCACCAAAGTAAAAACCCAGAATGATCATCATCGCATAATTGATGCTGAATTGTTCCATCACTTTAGTCACAGCATCTGGATCGCCTTTACCCACGATTGTCATCGTCAGCACGATGATATAACTCGCCAGAAACGTAAAGCCAAACATCAATGCCAGATAGCGTTGTGCCAGCTTAAATGGCGCATAGGCATTCATCAGATCGATGCGTGCTTTGCTCTTCGCGGCAATCTCCTCTTCAGTGCTGGTATGCATATCATCGATCAGCTTCATACCCTGCTTGACGACATCGCCAGACCCTAAAATTTTACCTAATACTGCAAGCATATTAATAACTCCAAACATTCGGGCGCGGTGCGCCACCAAACGTGTCTAAATGCACAAACCGCGCACTGCCTTTTTGTTGCACGCCAATGCCGGTGAAACCCATCTGAAACGCCAGCCGCAACAATTCGTGCGCCTGTTGCCCGTTGCACGCTATATCAACCGCACAGCCCCGCGTATGCACTGACAGTTTGCCGGTCGGCTTGCTGGCTTCGATGCTGTGCTTCGGGCTGCGATAGCCGCTGGTGACGGTCATTGGCTGACCGTACACATCACGCAGTTCTTGCAGCTTTGCCATAAACGATGCTGACATATTGCATTCGCCGGTTTCGCTGCACGCAAATTCGTCTTTGCTAAAATTAGGATACTTTGACCAATCCATTCATCTGCCTCATTTCCATAATGACATCAACCGCGTGATGCCAGCTATCAGCCTCGTTTTCAGCCGTAAACCGTGTCGGTGACACCCGTTTGGTTTTGTGCCGTAACAACGATGTGACGGGCATAAACAGGCAACGTCTTGATTGGGGCTGAACCAGAGCGACAATATCGTAATCCTCAATTGTTGGGCTGCGTTTGTTGCCGCCGTGACCAAGTTGGAAATGGCAAGACGGGCTTCGACGCCTAGTAGGTAAACACGGGTTCGATGCTTTAACTTGAATGCGTAAAATCGTTTCATCTTGAAAAGCTACCAAATCGATTGCGGTTTGCTGTGCCATTGCCACGCGCCAATCTAACGCCAAGATCGCAGCGGCGGCAATATGCTCACCAATTAGCCCAAGTGTCACCGACAACTAAATCGCCATAATCAGCCAAACAACACCGCCAAGTGTCAGTGCAATAAGCCCTGCAATCAACCCCCAAACAATCAAATTATCGATAAACTCTTGTCGCGCAATTTCTTCTTCTTTTTTGCGTTTTCTGATTTCGCCTTGCAGCCTGATGATCTGTTGCCAAGCGTTCATCCCGTAATGCCCGATCACGAAATTGCGTAATTCATTTTCCATCTGTTGCGCTTTTTTTAACGCAGCAAAACTTTCCAACGCCTCTTCTTCAACCGACCCAAAGCGACGCGATTTAGCTATGCCGTGTGATGTTTTGATGTTCTGTATGGCACCCATCCAGCGACCAAGATCGCCAGACATACTTTCGATCTCTTTACCGGCAGCAATGCCTTTTTTAAGCAAGTTATAGCTGGTCGTGGCGGCTGCTAATAATGTGACGGGATCCATTTTGCCACCTCAATGTTTGATTACTCCCGCACTAAATAAATCACCCAGATCAGCATAAACGTCTGGATCAGATCGATCATCGGTATGTGTATCATTTACGTTGCCTCATTCGCCATAAACGCCAGAACACTAACACCATCGCACCAAAAGCTGCTGTCATACCAAACCAGCTTTCAAGCGCGTCAACCCACATTGGCGCGGATAAGCCGGTGACTATTGTCGCAACGTCAATTTGGGTGTCGTTATCCATTTATCTGATCTTCTTGATCGTCATTTGTTGTGTCTATTTTATCATAATTAGCGGCAGCATCACAGCTCAAGCACATATGCTCCACCTCATCTGGCTTAAACTCTGTGCCACACGATTTACATTTATATTTATACATACAAAAAGCTCATTCTATTCGTCTGACGAAGCAATAAATGCTGCATAAGCGGCTTTACAATCACCCGTGAAAACAGCGGCGCAAACAGCAGAAACATCTGGATCTAATAATGTCAAATCTGCATTCGGATAAATTGTGGTGCGGTGAAAAGCACGACTAATTTCAACACCATCACGCTTAATCACAGTGGCTGTTCGCACTTGAACAACTGAATAAGTGCCTTTGTTAACAACTTCAATCTTATCATTTATGTTTTCTTCGGTTAGTGCCATAGTTTATCTCCTCTTGGCTTTTGGACTGTCCAACCCAAAGCATACGCAGTGAGTTAATATTAAACCATATAAGTTAAAGTAAATTGTATGTCAGATGTTCCAGCAGCATCCAAATCACCGTGATCTAATGCCGTGTCTGCAACATCATCACCGCAATGCGAAAACTGTATATATCCAGCTTGTACTGCCCGTGGTGCGAAATAATATCTATTTGTACCCTGTATAGCTACCGAATCCCAAAAAGCACTTCCAGTCGAATTTTCATTCACTGGCGTGAAAGGTAGTCCAGCTATCCTGAATTGACCTGCATCATCATTGCCCTTCGTTATGTTGGTAGCTATACCAATAAGCGTAACTAATCTCCCAACTCTAGTATATATTCCAGTCGAAGTTCCAATCGATGCGTTGGTTCCAGAACTTGTTTGTGGCGTTAAACTCCACGTGCCTTCTTCATAGAAATCTAGGTGATTTGAACCACCGTCAAATGATAAGCCAGAAGCATCAATTCGTGCAACCTCTGAACCATCAACCTCAAAGTCAATACGGCTATTGCTTTCAGTGTTATTGGGGTCGGCTTTGATATCTATGGTTCCAGACCCACCTAACACACCAATGTTTGCAACCTCAGCAGTGCTTGTGTAAAACTCAATGCCGCCCGTGCTAGTGCCACTGCCGCTAAATCTAAGATTGTTACCACTTGAACCGCCTATATCAATATCGGCTTGTGGCGATGTATTGTTGATGCCAATACGATTATTTGTGCTGTCAACATATAGCGTATTTGTATCGAAAGATATGTTTCCAGAGCCATCGATGCCAGCAAAATCAATCCACGCACTGTTTGCACTATCTCTGATTTTGTAAGTGTTGCTGGATGTGTCGAACCATAATTGATAAGCGTATGTGGTCGATGGCGCAGATGAACCCGCGCTTATTGTAGCAGCCGCTTCCAACGCATCATTTAAGTCAGATCTAAAATTAGGAAACGTCTGATTTGCAATATTAAAATCGTGCTGTGCCATTTATGTCCCCGTTGCAACGTAATCAAAGGTGCGACTGACTGCTGTGTTGCTGCTATTATAAAAAGTAATCGTAAATCCTGTCGCAGATTTACTTGTTATAGCATAATAGTCACCACTTTGCATATCACCTACAGAAATAGAAACAGCTCTAAGTATTTTAAAAGGCGACGCAAAGGTCACAGATTTCGCACCCGCCCCAGATACAATATCGTTGTCGCTCTCCGTGCGGATCGGCAAATTAGCTACCACTGTCAATTCGCTGATCTCAGGTGTTTCTTGTGCGTCTGTGCTTGTCAATACTGCTCTAAATCGTAAAGCGCGCGCGGTAAATGTTCCGACAACAAACTGCCGATATGCAGTCCAAGTTGGGCTTCCAGTCGGATCATCTGTGGTCGTGCTGATATACAAATTAACATCAACTGCACCCGCTGCTGGCGTCCCAAGATGCGTTGACAGTTGTGTGAATTTTAAGGTCGCGGTCACATTTGGGGTAAATACAGAACCTAAATCAATATAATTTGCAAAATCATATGTTCCAGTGCTTGCAATAAATCCTGTGCCGCCATCGAAAAGACCACTAGCGTCATCAAAGTTGCCAGCAACACTATCAAAAAGATTTGTTGTGTCTAATTGCAACGTATCATCGATAATGACCACGTCTGTTTTTGTGCCAGCAAATGTAGGGTGTTCGCTAACGCTATCAACAACAACAGAATTATCTATTTGATTGACTAATGCGACGCTAGTTGCAGCGGTTGCGCTTTGCCGACCAAATTTATTCTCAGCTTTTATAAGATATGTGCCGGTTTTAGCCGGAACGGTCACAGTATTTGTGGGTCGCGGAACCTTTTTTGTAATACGTTGGGCGTTGTTAAAAGTTGCGCCGCTGGTCAATGGGCTGTGACGAATAACATAGTGCGATAAATCAGAATCCGTTACAGCATCCCAACTTAATTCAGCAACCGCGCCAATTATATTCACACTAAAATTCGTCACATCAGACGCATTCGATGCCTGACCGACAATAGTGTGTTGCGTTGTTGCAAAAGGTGATTTTACGCCGAATGCGTTTATAATACGCGCCCTTATATCGTAGGTCGCACCAGCTTTTACATTTACAAGAGTAAAGCGTTCCGATTCGCCGACACCCAATGATTTATATTTGCTTTGCGTTGATAGCTTCGCTTGCACCTCAAAATTATACGCATAAACGCTAGTAGATGTAATGTCTGCAATCAAAACAGATATTGCTTGTTGATTAAATAATTCTAGTTCATCAGATGCTGTAATTGTTGGTGCCGGTAACGTGAACGGGTCTGGCAAATCAGTGTCATCGCTATCAAAATCATCTTCTTCAGCCGACCAACTATAAACTGCACTGTTTGTTTCTATTAAATCGCAGTCAACCGTCACTTCGCTTGTGCTAAAATTAAGCCGCCAACTAGCAACCTCAAAAACTTTATCTGTCCAACCAAAACGCGAATTTGTTATCATAACCGTATCACCGACCTCAAACTGAAACGCAGACATTTTGAATTTTGCTTGTACGGTTATCTTTTGACGATTTTGAAAAAGCACCTGCTTTGCAATGCGTTGCGCGGTTGCGCTGCTGGTCGTGTACGGCAAATCAAGATTCAAAAACCTTTGTTCATTATTGTCGGCAGCTTGAAAACTAGCATTTGTGACGGCTGGATAGTCTGTGGCTTGCCAGTCAGATGTAGGGCTAATAATCTGACCTTTAATTGCGTTGAAACTTTCGCGTGATGTGTTTGCAGTGTTAACAATCAGCCCAGAAGCAAGATCACTTTCATCAAGCGTGACGGTTGGCGTCACATATGCTCCGGCGCGAAGCGACCATTGCCCGTTTGAATAATACAAAGACCCGTTCAAACTGGTCAGCATTTCTTGAAGATTTGCACGCGGGGTGTTCGCGGTGTCGACAACGCCGTTAAAAGTATATCGTTTTTCTGTGCCACCGCCAGCTTTGGCAACATCTTCATCGCAAATGTTTGCTGCTGTTTCAAAGCTAGTCGTGTTGATTTCAGACGCACTAACACCTAGCCCATACTCTGTATCTAGCAGATAATTCCGGATGATCATTGCCGGATTTTGACTAAAAACCGTTGTGCCTGTTCGGGTGTCTCTAACTTTTCGACCGCGCACAACAGCCGAAATGTTTGGAACACCACCCTCGAAGGCATCTGCATTGTATGTTAAACGTGCATATATATATGCTTGATCTGTGAGCTTATGATCAACTGTCCATTTACCTAATGCTCTTAATTCTGCCGGTATTGCACCAGTGGTGCCTTTTGTAACGCCATAAACTTTGACCAGATTATTATATTTGTCTGGTGCCGTGACATCATTACCACTTAGCGTCAATTCTTCATCAGCGAAGTAAAATTCTTCGAAACTTTCGATTTCGTGCGCTGCCAAAACAATTACAACGTGTAAAAATTGATCATTATCAGTTGTATGTAAAAAAATAATCGTGCCGCCAACCCGCACTTCACCATACACAAGTTTGCGCGTTGAATTAGATGCCCGAGCTGACACCGTTTTCGATTGAGCAAGACCGTTTGATCCTAGATTGGGAAAACTCGGATCTGGCGCAAGCGCACGCTGCGCTGCTGACAAGGCTAGTGTGGCAGCGAAATATTTAATAGAAAAACCGAGTGCAATACTGCCCGCAGTGATCGTGGTTCCGGCCACAGCTCCGGCAATTAGCGCGGGTATTACAGGTGCCATATCAAATTCTCCACGCTTTTTTTGCAGCGGTGATTGGCAAAAACACTAAACCATCGTGACCCATTGCCGCCAGCTTGTTACCTATGACTAATGATAAGGCATCACCTTGATCTGTGTCTATAAGTGCAACATCGCCGCGCTGCGCTTTTGAAATATCAACTGCTTGCAACTTTTCAGAAACGCTTTTGTCCAAATCGCCCTTGCCGAATTTTATCAACGCTTTTAATGACCCCGTGGGTGTCTTATATTGACCGCTAAAATCTTCAAACCTTGACTGGCCGCACATCGCTATTTCTGCATTGAAACAGAATAAAGCACAATCCGCTTTTCCCCATTTAAATTTTTTATAACGCCAGTCTTCAATGTGCGCTGCAAGACGCTCTGGCCAATCTACTAGCCGCCCCATTTTATAGCTCTTTCTTGCAATTTATTAACAAATTTGAAGCCCAAGTCGGTCGCATCAATCTGTTTCTGATCTTCATCCGTCCAGCGTCTTATTCGCGCACGCTCTAAATCAATAAGTCTGTTTTCTGCGGCCAGTGAAATGTTGCAAGTCTGACCAAGTTCTTCGATTGACATTACGTCCATACGACCAGAAAAAACCTTATAGCTGTTGACGGTTGCGCCAGAGATTGTCCCAACAAAAATATTTGCTTCTCTGTATTGATAATTTTCAACCAAAGCCAATGACAAAATACTGCTATCAACACCAGATAATGTGATTGTGACGCCTTTTGCGCCAATTTCGGCAGTTTCTTCAATCTCTGAAATTTCTAAAACGCTTCCAGATCCATTATATGTGTTGCTGTCTATAGTTAGATCGCCGTAACCGTTCCACAAACGAACATTGCCGCTGTCAAATTTTAATTCAACAGCCATAAAACCGACAAAACTGGCATCAGAAAAACCAGATGGAACACCGCTTCTTGTCATAACGCCTCAACCGCAGCAAATGCTATTGAGTAAAATCCGCCAGTGTCTATATTCCAAACAGCTTCATTGGAAGCCAATCTGAAAACACCTTTTGCATCGCTAACAACAACTGTCGCATTGTTGGCTGGTGATGATCGTAAATCAGGCCAAAGATTTAATGTTGCACCCCCGCTGCCATCGGTGGTCACATTTTCAAGCACTTTATACAATTGCGCTGTTGAGCTGGAACCCAACTGAATGTAATCACCGGCAAGCAAATAGCCAACTTGTGAGGATGGCAAGCCATCGATGATTAGTTCATTTCCAGTTTGACCAGCACCATCCACACGGGGCGTTCCAGCAGTTCCCGATGCGGTTCCACGCGGCGTCGCACCATTTGGGTCGCCAAGCAAAAATGTGCCATATTGCCCGCGCAGTCGCAGCAAAAAAGCATTCCAATATTCAGCATCTTCACGCTTTAATGCCGGTATTGTGATCATTGCTGACCACCTTGCCCCAGCGTGACGCACCACTTGTTGCGAAAAATTAAACGGGCTTTCACTTACAGCAACGACATCTGTGGCAGTTATTTCGACGTTTGCAACGCCGGTCTGTGTTGGGAATGTTAGCGGGTACGTTTCAGCCATTTTCTATGCTCCGAATGCGCTTGCAAAGCTGCCGCCCCGCTGCCTTGCTTCAACCACAGCAGATTTAGCCGCATTTTTGATTTGCGGTAACAAGCCAGCAACTTCAGCGCGAACAGTCTGTGAAACCCCAGCCGACAGATTGATCGTTTGGTTTACTACAACACCGCCGCCGCCCAGCTTGTCATTTGGTACAACTGTGCCACTTCCCCGTGGGATAAACAACTCAGGACCAGCTTCGCCAACGATATACGGTCTGTTACGCATTGCGGGACCACCACTTGCCAACCCAGGCGGGATGTATGTGTTTGCACCTGCGCCTACTGTGCTGAAACCACCACCAAACATACCGCCAAGCGCACCCGCAAGCACGCCGGTTATCTGCTGCTGTATAAATATCCTCATCAAATCGCTAATGATGCTGGATGCCATCGATTTAAAAGCATCTTTGACTGACATTGTGCCTTGCATAACGCCCATCAAGCTGTCTTCAAGCCGGTTCATTCCACGCACTGCAAGATTGTCCAACTGTCCAGCGGTGTCGCGTGCGGCGTTTGCGTAATCTTTCAAACCGCTCCCGCCTTCGTGGGTCAATATAGTCACGCCTCTGATAGCTTCTTGCGTTTTTTCGGCTTCCTCTTTTACCCGCTCAAAACCGATTTTTGCATCTTCAAAAGCCTGTGATTGATCAATGATTATCTTTGGTGTTTGCTCCGCTTCAGTGTTTAATTCACTGTATGCGTCTGCTAATCCGCGCAGTTTAGCTTCAAATGTTTCGCCAAAACTGCTGCGATCCATTTCATCAAGCATACCCATAGAATTACGGGCAACCATATTGAAACCATCGATCAGCGCGTTGATCATATTGCGGAAACCGGCAATAGTGTTTGCAAACGCAGTCAGCAGTTTAACGGTCAAAAATTCTAAAATGCTGGCCAATATTGGCAACAATTTCGCGGTTATGATGCGGCCAATGCTGCTGAATGTTTCGCCCATACGCGCAAATCGATCATTTGCGTTTTCTGTGGCTTTGGCGTTCTCCTCAGTGAGTTCAAGCGTGAATTGATTAAACTCTTCACGCAGTTTGTTTAATTCTTCGCTGCCACCCTGCAATGTATTGATCAGGTTCACACCAGACCGGCCAAACAAATCAAACGCAATCCGCACGCGGTCAGCGGGGCTTTCGATCTGTGTTAACCTGTCAGAAACCAAGTTGAGCAATTCATTTGTCGGTCGCAGCTTGCCGTTAGCATCAGTAACGCTAATGCCCAACGCTTGAAACGACCGCAGACCAGTGCCGATGCCGGTGCTGGCTTCAGATATAGACCGATTGAAGCGTGTCAGACCTTTTTCAAGCTCTTCGGCTGACGCACCTGTTTGACCGGCGGCAAATTGTAACGATTGCAATTCATTGACCGTCATACCCAAACGGCTTGACGCTTTGGCCAGATCATCGATCTGATCTGCCATAACCTTCAGACCCGCGCCGACCCCAAGTGCCACAAGTGCGCCTTGCACGCTCATTATAGAGCGTCTGACGCGGCCTAGTCCTGCGGCAACCTTGCCAAATGCAGCGCGGGTTTTGTCAATGGCCGATATGGTAAATCTAAGATTTTGATCGGCCATCTTCCATCACCTTAAAATAAGCAAACCATTCATTCAATTCACTCAGCGTTAATTCTTCAATCTCGCCTTGTGTTTTGTGCAAACGATCCGCCAAGGCCATCATATTTAGCCGCAGCGGATCTTGCTTTAGTTTTTTTCAGCGTCCTCGATTGTATCAACATCGCCAAACATCTTGCCAGCAATGTCACTAATCAGCGTCACACTCTCTTTCATAAGATACATCTTATCTTCCAACGTGAACAGACGCTTGCCATCACCATCTTCAGCTTTTGCAATAATCAGATCAATCATACCTGTGATCGTCATATTGTTTAGAAAATCTTTGTGTTTTCTTTGTAGCTTGTCGATGTCTCCGGCGGTAATTGGGCTACAGTAAATGATCAACGCATTGTCATCTTCGCCCCACTCAACAACTTCGATCTGTTTTCGCTGCAACGCACGTCGCGCTGCGATCTGTTCTCCCAAGCCCATTATTTACCTCATCAAGTTACGGTTGTTTCAGTCAGACCGCCGGTGCCTTGAAAGCTATATGTGGCAGTCACGATACCGTCAGACGATACACCGATTGACCGGCTGGTGACAATAGCTGAACCGGTGAGCTTGTGGTCACCCGATGTATTGCCTTCCATTTGCAAATTTAAGACGATGGTCGAACCGGCTGTGCAGTTATTATGTGCGGTGTCAGTATCGTCAAAATAAGTTTCAACGCTGCCGCTGAAATCGGTGAAGCTGGCGACGTAGCTTTTATGGGTTGAACCCATACTTGTGTTTTCTATCGTGTCTGCGGTTTCATCAACAGAAAAGCTGATTACTTCAGCCATTGCGTCAGTGCCGATCAAGACGACACCGTCATTTCCTTTGAATGTTGCCATTGGTTTGTCTCCTTAAGCGGCATTTTCAACGTCATTTTCAACGGTTCGATATTCGACCGTCACAGTAAACCGACCCACGGCCACCGGCTGTTCACCGTCACCCGCAAAATCAGCTTCAAACGCCGTGATCTGTGCATCTTTGGCCAGATTTCCAAGCGTTATATCAGCGGCAATGGCTTCTTCCATTTGAACCGCAATAGTGTCCAGCGTGTTGTCATAATTTGACACGCCTTTGACGTATGCCTCAACAGCAACGTCCAAAACCCTGTTCACAGAACGTGGCAAGCCGATTGTATCATATTCGCTTGTCTCGCTCTTGGTGTATATGCACAACGCTGGCAGATTTGTTTCCTCAAGCGGAAATATCCGGCTTCGGAATACATTGCTGCCCGTTGTTGTCAGCCCCGTCAGCGTGGTCACGATTTCATCGCGTATCTGTTGTCTAACGTGGCTCATTGTTTCTCTAATACCAGTGTCGTCATACCAGTGCCGTCATCTTGCACAATGCGGATGGTGTAGCCCGTGGCGTCAATCGTAATCGTGTCGCCTTCGGCGGCTGCGGATACATCTGCGGTGCGGCAAACAAAGCGTGGCTGTTGCAAGGCAAAACCAACGCCGCCACCAGCATCCACCTCGACAAAATCGTTGTCAAATATGCCATTCACTGTGGCCGCGTTAAATGTTGCGGCAACGCCAAAATCATCAATGCCAACAAAGATGGCACGATCATCTGCGCTTTCGACCGCCATTAATCATCATCCTGATCAGCTATTTTAGCTGTTTTAGCTATTTTAGCTGACCACTGTTTTGCATAACCGCGATCAATCAGCTTTTGCGCTTCATCTTCACGCACATCGTGATCTTCACCAGCCAGCATTATGCCCACTGATCCAGCTTGGCAGTCTTTGATCACTGTGATTTTCATATATCTATTTGGCATTTTTCTTTGTGTTCCGCTTTACTAGGCTGGCGGCTGATTTCTTTGTCAGACCCACAGCGCGATCAGTGATGCCGATCTTGTCTTCATACACCTCAACGCGGCCAGTGTTTACCAGATCCAGACCGATGTTGTCTGTCACCTCAACAATATCACCGACGACGTGCGCCACGCCTTTTATCACAATATTTCTTTTGCACTTAATCTTCATCAAAGCCCCCTATGGGAAAGACGGGGCGACCGAAGCCGCCCCGCTTGTGATTTAGGCATCGATGTCCAAGCACGCTGCGAATGATTGCGCGTGACGTACTGCGATGTCCAGTTCCTGCATTACGCGGATGCGTACTGCGCCGGTTGAACCGGCTGTGTATGGATCGACCAACACGTCTGGTGTTGAGAAGAAGCCCATCATCAACTGTGAGAAATCACCGAAGATCATAGCTGACGCTGTGGTCAATGTGCCTTTGGTCAGATCTGATGGCACGTTGTTGGTCACTGCCAAGTCGTATCCATACAGAGAGTTCCAAGGTGCATCCAGTAACATTACGCTATCTGTTGAAGCAACCTTTGCAGTTGACGCCATCAGTGATTTCACCTTTGGATTTGTCAGATATGCAAGTGTGTTGCCGTTGATCGCTGCGTTGTCAACTTCAACTTCTTTGACCAAGTTAACGATGTCGTCCCAAGCAATCGCGCCACCATTGGTGCCGATAGCAACAGAACCGATGCCAGCAGTGTCGATGATGCCTGATGGCTCATTTGAGCCGCCGCCTTCGATGGCAACATCTTCAACTTTTTGTGCAATCGCGTTCAACAGATCGTCACGAACGATTTGTTCAACTGATGGGTCAGACTGGATCATCAGCAGACGTGAAACGTCTGTGAATGCGCCAAGTGACTTTGGTGACATTGTGATCTGGCTGAATACAGCGTTAACCTCAGATGTTGCACCATTTTCAGCAACGAAACCGGCAGATACGCCAGTTGCCAACTTTGGAATAGCCACATCGCCACGCAGACCAGTCATAAAGCGTGCGCCAAGTTCGTTGAACACAAGCCGTGAACGCAGTGCGTCAACAAACTGATCGCCAAGATGGTCAGTGCCGACCAAGTGGCCACCGGCTGTTGCTGTGCCAACAGTCA